GTCGTACGTGGGCAACACCTACGCGGCCGCGGTGATCAAGCGCGGCGCGATCGAGCAGAGCACGGATCTGGAGAAGGCCACGCTCACCATCACCGTGCCGGTGACGTTAGGGCTGATGGATCTCTTCCGACCAGCACCACCCTTGCGCCGCATCTATGTGACGGTGCAGCGCCTCACGCGTGGGGACACCACGGCACGCACGCTGTGGAGCGGCACGGTGGGCTCACCCGATTCCGGCCAGCACATCGCAACGCTCACTTGCATGAGCCGGGCGGCGGCACAGCAAAACACGGGACTGCGGCGCAAGTGGACGAAAACCTGTGGCTTTGCGCTGTACAGCCCATCGCCCATGTGTTCGGTCGATCGGACCGCTTTTCGTGTGAATGCCACGCTGAGCGACGCCAGCGGCAACGTGATCGAGTCGGGCGCCTTCGCCAACAAGCCGGACGGCTATTTCGCGGGCGGATTCATCGAGTGGACCAGCGATGGCGATGAAGCGTGGCGCTTTGTCACCGCGCATGTGGGCGACACGCTGACCTTGCTGACCGCTTCGCCATTGGTGGTGGGGAGTGTGGTGCAGGCGTATCCGGGATGCGATCACTCCTATGGTCCCAACGGCTGCGGGCGGTTCAACAACCTGAGCAACTACGGCGGCCAGCCCTACATTCCGTCGAAAAACCCTTTTGGCGCGAACAACATTTTCTGAAGGTCACTATGCCGTTTCTTATCTACCTGGTCATCATGCTGGTGGTTGCCGTGGCGGTCTACGCCAGCATGCCCAAGCCGCCCAGCGCGCAGCCGCAGGCGCTCACCGACGGCGGTGTGCCGCTGGCATCGGATGGCCGCGACATGTGCGTGGTGTTTGGCGAGGTCTGGATCGACGATAACAACGTCTGCAATTACGGCGCGCTCTACACCGTGCCGATCAAATCCAGCGGCGGCGGCAAGTGAGCGCACCCATCGTGGTGACCATGCACCACGTGCGCGCGGCCTCGCTGCCGGGTATGGGCGTGCTGTGCGCGTCCGGCGTGCGTGCGTGGTTCGCCCACTACGACCTGGACTATCGCGCGTTCCTGCACCACGGCCTGCCGCTGGAAACGCTGGAGGCCACCGGCGATGCCTTTGCCTTGCGCGCCTGCGCCATCGCACGCGCCGGGGTGATTGATGGGCGGTAAGAGCGGCAGCACCACCATCGGTTATTGGTACGGCGGCACATTCCATATGGGCCTGAGCCATGGACCGGTCGACGAGATTTTGGAGATTCGCGGCGACGATAAACTGATGTTTCCGCTGATGGGGCAGAAAAGCGTCGTCGTCAGCGGCACGGTGGCCATCAACGCGCGCAACCTGTACGGCGGCGAGAAGCAGGAGGGGGGCGTGCAGGGCACGCTCACCGTGCTGATGGGCGAGGCGACACAGATGCCCAGCGCCGTGCTGGCCAAGATCGAGCCGACCGTGCGTCCGGCGTACCGCAACATCTGCACCGTGGCCTTTACCGGCTTGGTTGGCGCGATGAGCCCCTACGTCAAGGCTTGGCGCTTTCGCGTACGTCGTCATCTGCAGGGCTGGAATACACCGGTATGGCATCCGGAGCTATGCAAGGTCGGCCGTGGCATGAACCCGGCACACATTATTTATCAGGTGCTCACGGATCCCGTGTGGAGCGCCTCCGAAGATGCCGGGCAGGGCCTGGACGATGCCAGCTTCCTGATCGCCGCGCAGACGCTCTACAACGAAGGTATGGGACTCTGCCTCAAGTGGTCATCGGCGGAAGCGGTGGGCGACTTCATCAACGTCGTGCTCAACCATATCGGCGCGCTGCGCACCATCGACCCGACCACCAATCGCGCCGGCATCCGGTTGCTGCGCGCGGATTACAGCGTGGCCGCGTTGGCGGCCAACCCCGACACCGTGCTCGATGAAAACGACATCATCGAGATGACCAGTTTTCAGGTGCCGGTGCTCGATCAGTCCGTCAATCAGGTCACCGTGACGTATCGCGATGTCGATACGAACGAAGACGCGGCGGTGGTGTACCAGAACCTGGCCAACATTCAGGCGCAGGGAAAGGTGGTTGACCAGTCCACCGCGTACCCCGGCGCATGGAGCGCCACGCTGGCCAGCCGCATGGCAGCCCGAGATTGCCATACGCTCAGCTCACTGCTGGCCAAGGGTGAGTGCAAGGTCAAGAGCACGCGCTGGAAAATCAAAGTGGGCGATGTGCTGCTGCTGAGCTGGGCGCGTGAGAAAGTGGTGCAGATGCCGATTCGCGTGCTCAAGGTCAATTACGGCGACAGCACCGCCCGCAGCCTCACGCTCAGCTGGGCACAGGATGAGTTTGCGCTGCCATCCACGTCGTATCTCGCGCCCGGTGGCACACTGTGGCAGGAGCCCGACCGCACGCCGCAGGCGATCACCACCGCGCAGCTGGTGGAAATGCCGTATCGCGACCTGGTGCGCGCGATGGACCCGGCCAACCTGCGACTGCTGACGCCCGACGTCGGTTACCTCAGCGCATTGGCCGTGCGCCCGACCGGCGTCAACTACAACTATCACCTTTTCACGCGCTTGGGCTCGGCAGCGTTCGCCGATCGGGGCGGCGGCGACTTCATCAGTACCGGGACACTGGCGGCGGCGATCGGACCCACCGATACCACCATCGCCCTGGCGGCATTCGATGACCTCACTGGAGTCCAGATAGGTAGTGCGGCGCTGCTCGACGCCGAGATCGTGCGCGTGGACGGCGTCAACTCCACTACCGGCGCCGTCACGCTCGGCCGTGGCTGCGTGGACACGGTACCGGCCTCGCATGCGTTGGGTGCGCGCTTGTGGTTCCATCAGGACTACACCGGTACCGACAGCACGCAGTACGTGGTCGGCGAAACCATCAACGCGAAGCTGCTGACCGTCTCCGGTGCCGGCATGCTCGATCCGTCGCTGGCAGCCGCGCTCAGCCTGCCGATGAAACAACGACAGGCGCGGCCGTATCCGCCGGGCAAGCTCACGGTGCTGGGCAATCGTTACCCGGCCACGGTGGAGGGCGCGCTGGTGCTCGCGTGGGCGCATCGCTCGCGCCTGCTGCAGGCCGATCAGCTGGTGGACACGCTGCAGGCCAACATTGGCCCAGAGCCCGGCACGACGTACACGGTGCGTGTGTACGTGAACAACGTGCTCGACAGCACCACCACTGGCGTCATTGCCACCACGCTCACACCGATGGTCACCGCCGATGGCCTGGTGCGGGTCGAGATCGACGCCGTGCGCGATGGCCTCGCCAGCTGGCAGCCGCTCAATGCTTCATTTACCTACACGCGCGGTCAAACGCGCTTGACCGAGGACGGTGATATGCGCATCACCGAAGCCGGCGACACCCGCATCACGGAGTCTTAACCATGGCAAAGAAAATTTCCGATCTCGCCGCCGCTGCGGCGATCAAGGGCGATGAACTGCTGGAGCTGGTCCAGGCCGGCGCCAACGTCAAAGCCCTTGCCGGTGCGTTGTTGCCGCCGGGCTACATTGACGGCCTAAAAATGGTTTATGGGGGCGCCAAGGCGCTCACGGTGCGCAGTGGCAGCGCCTACATTCAGGGCCTCGGCCGCGTGCTTTTTTCGCCAGTGGATATCGCGCTTACCGGCATCACGCTGGCGGCGTCGACCTGGTACCACGTCTACCTCTACCTCAATGCGGCCATGCCAGCGGTGCCGGCTATCGAGGTGGTCACCACCGCGCCAACCGCGCCGTACAACGGTACCGCCCGATCAAAAACGGACGACACCTCGCGGCGCTGGTTGGGCCGAGTGCGCACCGACGCCAGTGGCAACCTGCTGCCATTCCAGCAGGCGGATCTGCGCATTACGTACCTTCAGCAAAACAACATTGCGCCATATCGCGTGCTGTCGGGTGGCCAGGCCGTCGCCCCCACCAATATCGACCTATCGGCGCTGGTGCCCGCCGAGGCCACGCTCGCGCAGCTGCACTTTTCTTCGGACAGCGCAGCGGCGCTCTACCTGCGGCCGTCCACCATTACGGATAGCTTTTTCTGTGCCATGACGC